GCAAGCATAGTCTTGTAGGTCTTGGTGTTAATTCATACAAGACTGATCCGTTTCAAGCTAAGTATGGCAAGCATGAACATGCCATACACCTGCACGCAGAGGTAGCTGCAATCAAGAACGCAGTACGTACAGTAGGTGATGACCTGTCTAGGTGTACGATGGTTGTTGTACGTGTGAAGAGAGAACATGAACGTACAAACAAATTCAAAACAACTCTTGCAAAACCATGCAAGGGATGTTATAGATGCATCGTAGAGTTTGGTCTACGTAAAGTTTATTACACAACAGAGAAAGGACTAGAACAGTTATGATCAAGGGTAGCTTTAAGATTGATGACATTGGTGTGCAACTAGAGATACACAACGATGGACTGTATGTTGCCTTCTATCTTGATGGAGACCATGGTGTAAAACCCGTCAAGAAAATTTCTTTTGATGATCTTGCTCTTGACTATGTAGATAATATAGGTCAGATGTTCAGAGAGGAAGACATTGACTATCTGTGCTTTGAACTTGGATGTACACTACACATGCTAGAAAAAAAGAGTAAGTCATTCAAACCAAAACTTAAAGAGTTATTAACAGAAAATACTAATGAAGAGTATAAAGATTCAGGATTTACAGATGACTTTTGAACTTCTCACTAACTTAAAATTATTAGTAAATGAAATATCTAATAATGAAATTAAACATATTGATCCGTTACGAATGAAGATTACTTTGAAGGGATTAATTGATGCGGAAGAAAAAAGAATGACTGAATATAAAGCGGGGATCATCCCAGAAATATTAAGCGACATCAATGATTTAATTGATTTATCTAATGAAGTAATGTATGGGAAGTATAGTGAAAAAGCTTTTATATTATCAGTATCTTTAGAAAATTTAAAAGAAAAAATATCAAGGGAATTTATTGGAGATGTCGAATAATAAATCAGAACTTGAGTTAGCTCAGAAAGAAATACAACAACTAACTGAACAACTTTATAATCAATATAAAAAAAATATTGAATTAAAAAGACAGGTTGATTACTTAAAGTCTAAGTTAGAAAGTTGTGAAAACATGCTAGAACATATGGCAATAGTTAAACTAAAGTAGGTAAATACTATGTTAGAAATTATTATACTAGGCGTAATCATAAATACCGGCATTGTTATTGTAGGTCTAATACTATTATGAGAATATTTATAGTAGGTTTTATTTTACTTGTGTTATTGAAGTGGAGTGTAGCAAATGCAGACGACACAGAGTATAATAAACACTTAGATTGTTTAGCAGAAGCTATATACTTTGAAGCACGGGGAGAATCTTTTGGTGGTATGCTTGCCGTGGCATCGGTTGTTATGAACCGTGTGGATCATAAAGATTTTCCAAATAATATTTGCGGTGTAGTAAGAGAAGGGAAATACTGGAACGGTCGTCCGATAAAAAACCAGTGTCAATTTAGTTATTATTGTGATGGCAAGCCGGAAGATTTTAAAGATAAACAAGCTGAACAATTGGCATACCAAGTAGCTTCATTTGCTCTGGATGGTGCAAGAATTTATTATTTAGAAAAAGCCTTGTATTATCATGCCAATTATGTTAATCCTGATTGGCCTTACAAAAAGCTAATGGTTCTTGGAAGACATATATTTTACGGAGAAAAAGATGGTTAAAAATTTATGGGAAAGAGATAGAAAAAGTATTTACAGAGGGTTGTTAAGAGAGTACCAACAAGAAGGATACGACACTAAAGAGGCAAGGCGTCTTGCAAGTCAGGAAACTGAGGAGATAATGGCTGATAAAAAATTCTTTGTAGATAGTCTTATTGAAATTGAAGAGGAAGAATCCGGTGAAGACACAGCTTATTAACCACATGGGAAGTGACTTGACTGTCGTTAACTCTGCCCGTGTGTCCTTTGATAAGGAGAGTGAATGGGAAGTAAACCATAGTGTACGTAAGGAACTGTCATCGAAGGATGCTGCACTGATCCGTTACCTTGCCAAGCATAATCACTTCACACCATTCACACATTGCATGGTTACGCTCAGAGAAACTGTGCCTATCTTTGTTGCAAGGCAAAGGTTCAAACATACAATAGGATTTAGTTATAACGAAGTAAGTAGACGGTACGTTGATGACACTCCAGAGTTTTACCTTCCTGATCTTTGGAGATTCAAAGCTGACAATGTAAAACAAGGATCACATTATACCGGGTTAACGTCACAGGAAGTTAACGGTAAACTACGGGACAAAGAGGAAGCTAATGGTTTGATCCTGTCTCCAGAAGAAATTTATGATGACTGTTTGAAAACATATAAGCAACTGCTCAGTATCGGAGTATGTGCTGAACAAGCACGTATGGTCTTGCCTCAGTCAATGTACACAAGTTATTATGTTACTGGTTCTTTGTCCGCCTTCGCCCGTGCATACAAATTACGTATTGACAAGCATGCGCAAAAAGAAATACAAGAACTAGCAGAGAGTTGGAATAACATCATTAAAGATTTATATCCCGTATCATGGAAGGCGTTAACCAATGAAGAGTGAAGCAGAAAAACATGGCCATGTAAGTACGCCTGTTATAAAAGCAATAAAAAATAATTGCATTGAATGTAGTGGTGGTAGTTTCAGTGAGGTAAAACTATGTACAGTTTACTCATGCCACCTCTGGCCCTTTCGATTAGGTAAAAATCCTTGGCGTAAAGAGATGTCTCAAGAACAAAGAGATAGGGCAAGTGAACGATTCAAAAAAGTAAGATCACAAAGAGGAGTTATTAAAAATGACTGACCGATGGATGGTTCAAGTAGCAGGTAATAATGAAATGGAAAAATCATTATCATTTAGAACTAAAAAAGATGCTGAAGAATTTATCTCAGAAAGGATTGAGTTGGTTCAGCACCTTGGATACGATCCCGACGAGACATACTATTTAATCCCTATACAGTAAGTTCTACGAACTGTATAGGGTATTAAATAGAAGGAGGAATTATGGACAAACCCACCGCCAAATTTCTACGACACACACCATGCGAATTATGCGGGTCATCTGATGCAAACGCATTGTATGATGATGGCAGTACATGGTGTTTTTCTTGTAACACATACGGTAATGAGGACAAAATGGAAGCCACACAATCACCAATTAAAACTGTGTACACATCACAACTTACATCGGGGCAGGTGACCGGCATTCCTGACCGTAAAATCTCTGCAGATACATGTAAGGCATTCGGTGTCACAACTCTTGTAAATAATGGTGCAATTTTTAAACACATCTATCCTTATCACGACACATCAGGTTCACAGATTGCTAATAAAATTCGTACAGTTCAAAACAAACAGTTCTTCGCTGAAGGTAACCTGAAGGATGCTGTACTTTTTGGCCGAAAGAACTTCTCAGCTAAAGGTAAATATATTACCATTACTGAGGGTGAGCTTGATGCTATGGCAGCATATCAAATGTTTGGTAGCAAGTGGCCCTGTGTATCTGTAAAGTCTTCAAGCTCTGCCGTATCAGACTGCAAAAATAGTTTTGATTATCTTAATTCTTTTGAAAATATTATTTTATGTTTTGATAATGATCCTGCTGGGAATAAAGCAGCTGAGAAAGTTGCTGGATTATTTGAGCCACACAAATGTAAGATCGTTAAGCTTAGTCAGTTTAAGGATGCTTCTGATTATCTACGGACTGGTAATCAAGAAAGCTTTGTTCGTACATGGTGGGCTGCAGAACCTTATACACCTGCAGGTATTATTAATCTTAATGAACTTGGAAATAGTTTATATGACGAAGAGTTCTTTGAAACAATTTCATATCCTTGGTCTGGATTAAACAAAAAGATTTATGGTATGCGTACAGGAGAATTGGTTACGTTCACTTCAGGTTCAGGTATGGGTAAGAGCAGCATCATTAGAGAGCTAATGCACCATATCATGAAGACTTCTACAGATAATATCGGTGTACTTGCTCTGGAAGAAAGCATTCGTAACACTGCACTGAACATCATGTCTGTTGAGGCAAGTCAAAGATTATATATTAAAGAAGTCCGAGATACATTTCCAATTGAGCAGCTTCAAAAATGGCAGGATGCTACCGTAGGTACGGGCAGGTTCTTTGCCTTTGATCACTTCGGCTCTATCTCTAACGACGAGATACTAAATCGGGTTCGCTTTATGGCGAAGGCTCTTGATTGTAAATGGATTATTCTTGATCACTTGTCTATCCTTGTGTCCGGTCAGGAAGAGGGAGACGAACGTCGATCTATTGATATTCTAATGACAAAGCTGCGGTCTCTCGTAGAGGAGACTGGGGTCGGTTTACTGCTGGTGTCCCACCTACGTCGAGCATCAGGTGATAAGGGCCATGAGGATGGTCGAGAGGTATCTCTTGCACATCTGAGGGGTAGCCAAAGCATTGCACACCTAAGCGATGGTGTCATAGCTCTGGAAAGAAACCAACAGGAAGAAGACGAGACACTGGCTAACACTACCATTGTTCGCATACTAAAGAATCGTTATACAGGTGACACAGGTATCGCAACATACTTGTATTATGATAAGGATAGTGGTAGAATGTCTGAGATATCAAACCCGTTTGATGTAAACGAAGACACTGAAGAGGAGCAAGGTTTTGACAGCTAGACGAGTAAAGAAAAGATTTGACAAACAGTTATACGATATGGTAAATGAAAGCAGTATTGCTGCAGGTAAAAAATATTTAAAGTCTATTGGTCATAGGATTACTTCTACCAAAGAGGATATGAAGGTTGATATCCACAGCACACTCAATGGTAAACCACACCTTACGGAAGTTGAAGTCAAGCTGGTGTGGGACGGCGAATGGCCGAAGCACTGGAAAGATATTCAATTGCCAGAGCGGAAGCGTAGGCTTGTAGAGTATGCGAAGAATAATGAGAAAGAATTATCTTTCTTAATCTTTAATAAAAGCTTTACATCTGCTTGGAAAATTGATAGTAGTATACTTGAAGAATGTGAACTGAAGGAGGTTCCCAACAGGTATGCACCAAGTGGTGAATACTTTTTCATTGTTCCAACTGAAAGGGCTGAGTTAATTACATTATGAAATGCATCCTTGACATAGAAACAAACGGGTTTTTAGACGACGCAACCAATGTCCACTGTATAGTGGCGTATGACATCGACGGTAAGAAGCCCTATGTTTTCAAGGGTGACGAATGTCGAGTAAGGTTTCCTAACTTTGCAAGAAATGTATCACAGTTTATTATGCACAATGGTTTATCTTTTGACGCACCTATGCTTAATAAACTTTGTGGTACAGAAATTAAAGATAATAGTATCTTAGATACATTGATATTATCACAACTGTTTAATCCCATGAGAGATGGTGGACACTCACTAGAGTCATGGGGTGAACGGTTTAAGTTTCCGAAAGGAAGTGTAGAGAGCTTTGATTATTACACTGAAGATATGTTAGAGTATTGCAAACAAGATGTTAATATAACATATAAATTGTATAACTATCTGAAAGAAGAAGGTTCTAAGTTTTCTAAAAGAAGTATTGATTTAGAACACCGGATAAGAAAGATCATTAATGACCAAGAAGACTTTGGTTTTTATCTGGACATTCCATATGCAACTACCTTTATGGCATCTTTGCAAGACAGATCACAAAATATTTATAATCAGTTACAGGAAGTGTTCCCTCCTGTTGTAACCACTGGTCGAGTACACAAGAGAAGTGGTAAACCTTTAAAAGATATTATTGAACCGTTTAATCCAGCATCTCGAAAGCAGATCGGTGAAAGACTAATAGAGTTAGGATGGGAACCTACAAAGAAAACTGATAAGGGTAATGTAGTTGTAGATGAAGATGTATTAAGTACCATTGATATGGAGGAAGCTAAATTAATAGCTGAATATCTACTACTACAGAAACGTCATACACAAGTAGCTTCATGGGTAGAAGCAGTTAAGAATGATGGAAGAGTACACGGACGGGTGCTAACGCTACGAACTGTTACGGGACGCATGGCACACACCTCTCCCAACATGGCTCAAGTACCTGCGGTGTACTCCCCATTCGGTAAAGAGTGTCGGTTATGCTGGACTGTTGAGAATAAGGATACGCATAGTCTTGTAGGTACTGATGCTTCTGGGTTGGAGTTGAGAGGGCTTGCCCATTTTATGAATGATCCAAAATTCACTGAAGAAATTTTAAACGGTGATGTACATACAGCTAATCAAAAGATGGCTGGACTTGAAACAAGAGATCAAGCAAAGACATTTATCTATGCATTGATGTACGGAGCAGGTGCCGCTAAGATTGGTTCTATTGTAGGAGGAGATGCAAAGACAGGAGAAAGATTAATCAGTAAGTTCATGGGTAATATGCCTAAGTTTAGTTTGTTAAAAAATAAGTTGACAGAAGCATCTGAATCTGGCACTATCCGAGGGCTTGATGGACGGCTACTACACATCAGATCAGCACATGCCTCTCTCAATACTTTAATACAGGGATCAGGCGCAGTGATATGTAAGCAGTGGCTTGTTCAAATGACAGATAAAATTCAAGAATCAGGAGTTGATGCAAGACTTGTGGCCAGTGTACATGACGAGTACCAATTTGAGGTTGCTAATAGTGACACAGAAAAGTTTGGTAAGATCACAAACGAAGCTATCAAAGAAGTGGAAGAGATATACAATCTAAAATGTCCACTTGATTCTGAATTTAAAGTAGGAAAAAATTGGTCAGAAACGCATTAAATTTCTTGACATTTAAAAAGAGTTATGGTATAAGGATTATATTGAAACAGACATGAAAGGAGATTACATTTATGTCGAACTGTGAAAAGAAAGTGCTAGCCGCCCTTCGTAAAGGCATGAGAGTTACACGAAAGACTGCCATCCAACGTGGGTGGTGTGAGAATCTAACAGCTACAATTTCCGATCTTCGTAGTAAGGGTTATTCAATTGAAACTCTTACAGCGAAACTACCGGAGGGTGGAAGCTATACTCGTTATCGTCTCAATGAAGCAGCAGCAAGTTAAGGAGAACATTATGATTGATCGTAAGTACAATATTATTTCTGGCACTGCCTATTGGGCTTCTGTCGTAGCACCTAACACCACATTTGATAGTGATGGTGTATGGGAAGTTAATGTCTGTAATCTAGATGAGGATGCAAAAGCTACTCTAGAGGCAGACGGCATCACCATTCGTAACAAGGGTGATGAAAAAGGAGATTACGTCCAGATCAAGCGTAAGGTCCGGCGTAATGATGGTGGGGTAAACACTGCACCAAAGGTGGTTGATTCCAATAATTCCCCCATGCATGATACCTTTATTGGAAACGGCTCTCTTGTTAATGTTAAGTACCGTTCTTATGATTGGAAGTTCGGTAATAAGAAGGGAGTTGGTGCAGACCTAGTAGCTCTACAAGTAGTTGACTTGGTAGAGTATCAACAAGCAGGAGGCTCTGATTTTACCCCAGTGTCTGGCGGATACACTTCTTCTGAAGATGATATCCCATTCCCCACTAACTAATGGAAATGGGCAGGGCTTTTCGGAGTCCTGCCCTACCCATCATGATAAAACTTAATACACTTATAGAAGATATCTATAACCTTTTTTCAGAGGATTCAGAAAGTAAAAAATCAAAAGACGAAATAGAGAAGGCAGCTAAAAAGGCTGGACGAAACATTGCCCACATCTTGGTGTCCTCACTTGAGGAAAGAAAAGAAAAAAGACCGTCCACTCTCAGGCTTTCTAATATCGGCAGACCGAAACGTCAGTTATGGTATCAACTAAAAGAAACAAAAGGAGAGACTACTCTTAAACCAAATGATTATATAAAATTTTTATATGGTCATATACTCGAAGAGATGGTATTGTTTCTGGCATTCGCAGCTGGTCATAGAGTTACTGATCAGCAGAAGCGAGTCACAATCGGCGGTGTTGTCGGACACAAGGATTGTAAGATTGACGATGTTACAGTAGATGTAAAGAGTGCCTCTTCCTATGCCTTTAAAAAGTTTAAGGAAGGCACACTAGCAGACGATGATCCCTTTGGATATATCAGTCAACTCTCTGCATATGCTAAGGCAGGTAAAGAAAGTTCCGCTGCTTTTTTAGCTATAGATAAACAGAGTGGTGAGCTTGCACTGCTACCTTTACATCAGATGGAGTTTGATGACGTTGAAACTACGATTAAAAACATTAGACAATCCTTGGAAAACTCTGAACCACCAGATAGGTGCTATGAAGATATTCCTTTTGGCAAGTCTGGTAATCGTCAGCTTTCCATTGGTTGTCGCTATTGTGATTATAAGTCTACTTGTTGGTCTGACTCTAACAACGGTAAAGGTCTTCGTACTTTTAATTATGCATCCGGTCCTGTATACCTTACACAAACTACAACAGTTCCGAATGTCGAAGAAGTGTAATGAAAACTCAGAGTGCCAAAGCAAAGGGTCGAAGATTTCAGCAGTGGGTGAGAGACAAGCTGATTGAAATACTTTCTATAAATGAAGAGGACATAGAGAGTAGGAGTATGGGAGCTTCTGGTGAGGATTTAATCATGGCACAGATGGCTCGCCAGAAGTTTCCCTTCTCCATTGAATGTAAGAATCAAGAAAAACTAAATGTATGGGAAGCGTACAATCAAGCTGATACAAACTCTGGTAAGTACGAACCTATCTTATTTATAAAAAAGAATAACAAGAAACCATTGGTAGTTTTAGATGCGGAATATTTTATTAAACTACATAGAAAATAGTGAGATACTTTATGTCTATGATCCCATTGAGGAATCCTCTAATTCATATGAGGAACTCTTCAATGGGGTTATTATGCAAGCTTTAATAGACATTTGTACAGAAGAAGAGTATACTACTAAACATCACCAAGGAGCTAAGGAAGAAGCTATGGCTTGGTTCTTCTCCACCATTGTGTCTGTTGTGGATAATTTTGAAATGGTATGTGACCTAGCAGGTATCGACTCTGAAAAGGTACGGAGTTTTGCGGAGAGAATAACACTATCAGAAAACAAAGAAGTCTTACGACAACACATGTTGAAGAGCTTTCATGACAAGTAGAAGAGAATCCTTTGCTCAATATATTTTAAGACGGATGGAGGAAGAAGATTTGAAAGATGCCACAGACAAACAGGTTGGTGGTCAACACTATAAAGATTGTCCGATACAGCCGGTAGAATATATTGTTAAGAATGAGCTTGATTTTTTAGAAGGTAATGTAGTAAAATATATTACTCGACATAGAAAGAAAGGCTCTGGCCCAGAGGATATCCGAAAGGTTATTCATTATGCAGAGCTTATTTTAGAATTACATTACAACGAAAAACCATAGGAGCCACCATGTTTAAATCAAATAAGAACCCACAATTTAGATCAAAGTTTTCTGAAGATATTTTCTACACAAAGTATGCCCATGCCGGTGCTGAAACAATGCATGAACTAGCATCTACTTTAGTAGAGGATGTCTGTCAATCATACATGTCCAAGTCAGAAAAGGACGAGCTTGTTAGCCACATTGCAGACCTACGGTTTATTCCCGGCGGTCGTTATCTTTACTATGCTGGTAGAGACAAGAAGTTTTTTAATAACTGTTATCTTTTGAAGTGTGAGGAAGATACAAGAGAGGACTGGGCTAACCTTTCTTGGAAGGCGGAGTCATGCCTAATGACTGGTGGTGGCATTGGGTCTGACTATTCTGTGTATAGGGCAGAGGGTAAGACGCTTGGAGGAACTGGTGGCATTTCAAGCGGCCCTCTGCCCAAGATGCAGATGATTAACGAGATTGGTCGTAGAGTTATGCAGGGTGGTAGTCGTAGGTCCGCTATTTATGCCAGCCTTAATTGGAAGCATGAAGATATCTATAAGTTTCTTGGATCAAAGAATTGGAAAGATATGCCGGTAGGCACAACAGGACAGACATTGTTTGATATTAAACAAGATGATTTTAATTTTCCTGCTCCACTAGACATGACAAATATAAGCGTTAACTACGACACAGAATGGTTGCTAAATTATTGGAACACGGGAGAACTAGATGATGTCTTTATTACAAATGTACGTCAAGCTTTATCAACAGCAGAGCCGGGATTTAGTTTCAACTTCTTTGACAAAGAGAATGAGACACTACGAAATGCCTGCACAGAAGTCACATCCGAAGATGATTCGGACGTATGTAATCTGGGTAGTCTTAACTTTGCTCGTATTGATGGCGTCGAGCAGCTTCGTTCTGTAGTTGAACTAGCTACAAAGTTTCTCATTTGTGGAACCTTACGGGCGCAGCTGCCTTATGATAAGGTCTATAAAGTGAGAGAGAAGAACCGACGCTTAGGCTTAGGGTTGATGGGATTGCATGAATGGTTAATTCAAAGAGGCAGTCGGTATGAGACAACGGAAGAGATGCATCGTTGGTTAAAGATTTATGAATCAGAATCAGATAAAGTTTCTAATGAATTCTCCGATCTATTGGGAATCTCTCGTCCAGTTGCAAAGAGAGCAGTAGCACCAACAGGAACCATCGGCATTATTGCTGGTACTTCTACAGGTGTAGAGCCTATCTTTGCTGTAGCGTACAAGCGTAGGTATCTCAAGAATCGTAGGTGGCACTATCAGTATGTGGTTGACAGTGCTGCTCAAGAGATGATTGAATTGTATGGAGCTAACCCAGAGAATATTGAATCAGCTATGGATTTGGCTACGGATTATGAACGTAGGCTTTCCTTTCAAGCAAACATTCAAGAGTATGTAGATATGTCCATCTCTAGTACAATTAATCTTCCAGCTTGGGGTACAAAAGAAAATAATGAAGACCTTGTTGTTCCTTTTGCTAACACTCTTGCTAAGTATGCACATCGACTGAGAGGCTTCACTTGTTTCCCTGATGGTAGTCGAGGAGGCCAGCCTCTAACCGTCGTACCCTACAAGGAAGCTGTTGAGAAACTTGGCGAAGAGTTTGAAGAGAACATTCAGACACATGACATCTGTGAGATAGCAGGTACAGGAGGAGTCTGTGGTGTATGAAAACAGAAGATATCAAAAAATATAAAAGAGAATACATGAGAGCGTATCGCTCAAAACCTGAGAATAAAGAACGTCTAAGACAACAACAAATCGGTTACAGCAGTAAACGGGACACTACAATTGCTGGTAAACTGCATAGAGTAAAAACAAGGAGTAAAAAAATTAATGTTGAGTTTAATTTAACGAAAGAATACTTAGAAAGTATCTATCCGACTGACGGTATGTGTCCATTGCTAAACATAGCATTAAATTGGCATAGCCCTTCAAGACATGATAGCACTCCATCAATAGACAGAATTGATAATAATAAAGGATACATAAAAGGAAATGTACAATGGGTAAGTTGGAGAGCTAACCTACTTAAAAATGATGCAACTCTAGAAGAGCTTCTTATGCTTGCTCAAAACTACAAAAAGATATATGACAAAGTTATACTCTCGTAGCTCAATGGATAGAGCAACAGACTTCTAATCTGTAGGTTGCAGGTTCGAGTCCTGCCGAGAGTGCCAAAAAAAGCTTGACAAAAATAAAAAAATATGTTATATACTAAGCGGGAATGCCATAATGGGTTCCCGCAATATCTTGCTAAAAGGAGATAACAATGTTTACAGAACACATGTATAGGCATGCGATTGGTTTAGATAATCTATTTAAAAAGTTAACGGTAATGCAAGGAAATTCAGCTAAGGGAAATTTTCCTCCTCATAGAGTGTCAGATATTGAGGATAAGACATACTACTTAGAGTTTGCTGTAGCGGGTTATTCTAAAGAAGATTTAGAAGTTGTACTAGAAGACTCAGAAACTCTTGTTGTTCAGTCATCAGGTTCTAGCACCCAAAAAACAGGCGATAATACAAATGGTGAGTTGTATACTAGCTACGATGGTATTGCTTCCAGAGGATTTAAAAAAGAATTTAAATTAAATCCTTATTTAAAAGTAAAAAATGTTACACTGAAGGATGGGTTACTAACTATTGAGTTAGAAAAAACTTTACCAGAAGAAAAGAAATTAAAAGTCCTAACAATTAACTAGAAAGGAAAGGGGAGAGCAGAAATGTTCTCCCCACTCTCATGGCTAAAGCAGTAAATAAAAAAGCATTAGAAATCCATACTACAAAAAAGAAAACCAGTATCGGTATGTCGCCCTTATCAAGACCAACAAACAAATCTAAACGGATGGCATGGAAAAAATATAGGGGACAGGGAAAGTGACAAACAGATTTCTTAAACTAGATACAGAAGTTATTGATATTTTTTGGAGTGACCTGAGTAAGCTGTTTAGTAAAGTAATTGCACAGCAAGGATCAGGCAGGGATAGTTTAGAACTATTGTACACAAAGATTAAAAATAATATTCTTGAGGTGTGGATTTATAAAGGTGAGAATAATAAAATACAAGCTGCGTACTGTACCGCAGTCACACCCTACCCTGAAAAGAAAGTTTTGTTCTGGGGATACATGGGTGCGGTAGATAATAACATGTCGGAATGGCAAGGCTCAATGGTAAAATGCTTGAAGGACTATGCATACCAAATGGAATGTGAATGTATAGAATTCTTTTCTACAAGGACAGGATGGAATAAAATTTTTACAGACTCTGGATCAACAGTAAAAGATATTGGAACAATTTATGAGGTATCGTTAGATGACAACGAATAGTATTATTCCTAATATCTATATTGGTTATGACAGTAAAGAGGATGTAGCATATAGAGTTTTAAGAGAATCTATTTTAGATAATACTAGCGCACCAGTAAATATTATTCCTCTTAAAGAGGGAAGGCTAAGAGCGATTAACTTTTATAGACGCTCTCATTACACTAAAGATAATATTAATTTTGATTCCATAGATGGTAAACCCTTTTCCACTGCATTCAGTTTTACTCGATTTCTTGTACCATTTCTAAACATGCATAGAGGAGAAGCCCTATTTATGGATTGCGATATGCTTGTTAGGGCGGACATCATGGAGGTCTTTGAACTTTCCAGAACAAAGAGATTGCCTCTATGGTGTGTGAAGCATGATTACAAACCAAAGGAAGCTATCAAAATGGACGGTCAACCACAAACACAATACAGTAGGAAGAACTGGTCGTCCTTTGTTTTGTGGTCATGCCATCATGAAAAACATAAGAACCTTACAATAGATGATGTTAATTTAAGAAGCGGTTTATATCTGCATAACTTTCAGTGGCTAGAAGACGAGGACATAGGAGAGATTGATCCAGCATGGAACTGGTTGGACGGTCATTCGGATGATGCCGTTGAAGCAAAGAATGTACACTTTACAACAGGCGGTCCTTGGTTTAAGGATTGGAAACCTAAGAAAAGATTAGATGCTAAGTATGCTTTAGAGTGGGATTTACTACATGATAGTATAGGCTTAGAGGAATCTCTTGGAAAGGATAGAACAATTAAATGGAAAAAAACTTATGTTTAAAAATGTAACTGTCGTAACTTCCTTTTCAGAGGATGGTTGGGAAACATATGCTAAAGATATGGTCTGGTCTATTGCGGAACATTGGGACCCAGCCATTAAAGTCATTGCTTATTATCATGACTTTGATATTAACACAAAGGACCTACCTAAATCTAAAAGTATTGAGTACAGAAACTTAAATGATTTGAATGAGCTTATTGAATTTAGAGAACGGTTTAAGGAATACGATGGCACCATGGGTGGTAAAACATCCTACACCTTTAGGCTAGACGCTATAAAATTTTGCCATAAGGTTTTTGCTATCACAGACTGCGCATTTAATTTATGCGAGACGATGGAAAAGCCGGGATGGCTTGTGTGGTTGGACGCAGATACGGTAGCTGTTCGGCCACTTAATAGGCACCAATTATTACAGAGCCTGCCAAAGAATTCTGATATAGTACATCTGGGAAGAAAAAATTTTACATACAGTGAAACATCTTTTATTGGTTTTAATTTAGAAAGCCAGCCACCCGTAGACTTCTTGGGAGATTTTCTGGGCGCATACTTATCAGGAGAACTCTTTCATTACAGAGAATGGCACGATGGTTTTATTTTTGAAAGACTTATAACAATCTATAAGGCTCATGGATTAAAGTTCCATGATTGGACAGGTAGCCTTGACATTAAAAGTATGACTGAGGGTAACCAAGCTTTTGATTTATTCCCTCTATCAGATTATGTAAAACACAAAAAGGGTGCAAAGAAAAAGAAAAGCTTAAAGCTGCCACTTAGTGTAGACCCATCAGTACATGTATCAGTAGCAGAAGCAAAACCAATACCAATCGTAATTCAACCTAGAGATTGTATGCCTAAAGAAGACATTCAAAATAATGTTAAGGAAAATACAAAGCTTATTAATCGTTGGATTGATAGAGCAAAACCAAATAATGATACAGCAATTATCATATCTGGAGGACAGAGTACGGATTGGGATGAAGTGCGTAATGTACTTCGTATGGAAGGAGAAGACAGATGTAAGGTTGTATGCGTTAAACATTCATACCCTACTTTATTAGAGAAAAAAATACAACCATGGGCCTGTGTAATTCTTGACCCAAGACCGATTGAAGGTCTAAGCACACATGGTGTAGTTCGTAAAGACCTATTTAAAAAGATAGATAAGAAAACAATCTTTATGCCTGCCTCTATGACTGATCCATCTATTATTAAATTGATTAAAAAGAAGACATCAAATATTATTGGATGGCATGCATTCACACAATCTCTTCAAGAGAATAGTAAAGATAAATTAATTAACAATGCGGTAAAGGTAAACGAAGAGCTTGGTATTGCGGAGGGTGCTACCATGATTACCGGAGGTACATGTGCAGCAATGAGGTCGATTGGTATCATGCACACACTTGGCTTTAGAAACTTTCATTTATTTGGATATGACTGTTCTTTACCAGAGCCTAGTGACGAAGACAAACAGATGAAACTTGAAGATGGTAAACCTAAATATATTAAAGTTGGTGTGGGGGATAAAGAGTTCTGGACAACAGGAGAGCTTATTGCGATGGCACAGGACTGCGAAAGACTTTTCTCTAAAGAGGATGTTGATATGAGAATTAATTTTCATGGAGAAGATACATTAGTAGCCTCTTGTTGGAAGCTTGCACCAATACATAATTTAAAACATTACAATGAGCTATTACAGTTATAGGAGGGGAACATGTTAGGTATTGCTGAATCAGTTATTGGAGTTGCTGGAAAAGTTTTAGATAAATTTGTAGAGGATAAAGATTTAAAGACTAAGCTTAATGCAGAGCTTCAATCCCAACTCATTAATCTAGATGCCTTACAAGCACAAACAAATCTAGCACAGGCAAAGCATGACTCTATCTTTGTTGCTGGAGCTAGACCAGCTATCATGTGGATATGTGCCTTTGCATTAGCATGGCAATACATTATTGCACCCATGGCATCATGGGCCTTAGCTATCTGGTATCCTGCAGTGGTTCTGCCCCAGCTGGGTACTGAGGAACTTACAGGACTCGTTATGGCACTGTTAGGATTGGGTGCGGCCCGGTCTTATGAGAAGGCCAAGGGTGTCGCAAGGAACAGTATGAGTAGTTAATTTAAATGTTAAATGAAAAACAAGAAAAGTTTGCACAAGCATATGTGCTTAATCATAATGCTACAGATGCAGCAAAGACAGCAGGGTATTCTGATAGGTCAGCGTATAACCAAGGCTATAGACTACTACAAGACGAAGCTGTTAAGGAAAGAATTGAAGAACTCTCAAGAGAACTGAGAACAACAGTCGATGTTGTATCAGAGATTGAGAAGCAATATGAATTTGCTAAGGGGCAAGGCCACATCAATAGCGCCATCAAAGCTCTTGAACTACTATCAAGAGTGAGAGGTAATACTGCTGATGTTGGTAAAAATGTAGGTAAGGAAGAACTTGTAACTATGATTGTAGGATGTTTACAAGTCTTGGGGAAGGAAGAGGTAGATAAGATTATAGCTAAATGCACCTTTGATTAAGGTGGTCTAGCTCTATTAGAAATCATTTTTGAGAATAAGAATTGTGTGGTTTCTACAAGCTCATAAATAATTTTTCTACTCCTTTATAGGCGGATGTTTTCCGTTGTGCATATGAGACAGTCTGTCTACAGCTGTTTGAAGCTGCTTTATTTCAGCAGCAACAACTCCTTTTCTTTTATTTTCTACAGCTAAATTATTTGGACTAAGAATGTCAGATAACACTCCTATTTGTTGACGTAAGACAGATACGTTTTGTTCAGCTACATCTAGTTCTCTATTAAGTTCGTCAATCCATTTTTTAATTTCCTCCTGACCAGCCTTTAATGTTGCAACCTGCGAGCGCACTAATGCCCATGCTCCAGATAAAGAAGCTACGACAGCACCAAGTTGAAACAACATTCTAATATCTAGTTCCATTATTTATAGCTCCAAACCCAAGGTCTTGTGTTAGAATCTTCACTAGACAAATCATCAATATGTATAAATCTAGACTCATGATTGCCTCGTTGAGCAACACCAATACCTGTCATACCATGTTTAAAAGCTACTTGCATTACATCATAAGCAAGTTTACCCATGCATTGTATATCTACCGCTCTGCCAAATATATGTGGAGAGTTGGGAGCGCCACCTATAGCACTGTTATGAGCAGGGTGACGGTAGGCAGAGGTTATAATAAGTGGTTTACCAATCTCCTCTCTTAGATTATCTAGCTTATGCATGAAGTTATCGTCCATTCCGTACTCACCTGTTCCTTTACAAACAAGTTCGTCATGGGTAAAGTATTTCCAATTAGGCATATAAACTCCTATTATGATTCATTCTTAATATAGATAACAGAAAAGTCAGCAGACACAAGATTGTTTGACCCTGAACTAGATGCTCTCATCTCAAGGTCAGTCTTTTCCTGTACTTCAATTGGATATTTAAGAACAAAGTCTGCTACACCACCAGCCCCAATAGTTTGTTTTATCATAGTTCTAAATACACCACCAAAATTTCTTTGTATTGCTCTGATAGCGACGTACTGATTGGCATTTGTTGTACCTGTTGCCACATTAAAATGATCAAAGTATCCTGTATAACCTGCAGGTACTGTCCAAAGTCCCATAAGAGTTTGATTCTCTCCCAGTGTAATCTGAGCATAGATAGTAGCAGGAACACCAGTAGTTACAGTTCCTACACCCACATAGATATTACCTGCTGCTGTACCTCCTGATCCTGCTGTCAGAACATATGCTCTGTTTACTCTAAGAAAAGAGGTGGTAGTATTTACTGCTGTCTGACCATTAAGAGTTACAATTTCTTCTACCTCGTTGTAGTCTCCATCAAGACCTTGAACAAGAATAGTCCTTGCTCCTGTACCTGCAGCAGTATCATCAGTAGAACTAGATGAAACTTTCATTACAGTAGCTGCAGATGGATAGGCATAGATACCCCCAGCATCCCAGATAGTTTCTTCAACACTGTTAATATCTGGATTAAATCCAAATTTAAAGATCACCTTGTGATCATATATTTGATTACGAGATACCTGTAAATCAAATGGTTCGTTCTTGCCAAATCTTGTAACTGATGATGGTATACCCATAGTTATTCTCCTGTTAATCTACTACTTTATCTCTTAAATCTTCTAGCAGTTCTTCTATAGTATCCACAACATCTTTCTTTACATCTCTCACAAGTGGAAGAATTCTAAGAAGTGGCACAATATTTGCAATCTCTCTTGCTAATGCTCTAGGTTCATCATTAAATAAATAACCATAACCCGCTTGACCCATATTTATAATCTGACTTGCAACTGGCCCTGCTATTGCAGATAAGAAATTTGATCCGTACTTTTGAGCATTCAATGCTTCTATGCCCATTGTGCTTACTCCAAGTATACCTGTACGAAGTACTGATTCAGCTAATTTTTCTTTACCGTCTAACTTAGAGAAAGGACTTTCATCTGAATCATCACCATAACGTATCTGATCACGTAAACCTTGAGTAAACATAGACACTGCCATGATAGATGCAAGAGCAACACCATATCTCACTATGTCCGCATCTGGCATACGTCCCTTAAATAATGGAACAAGAACATCTCTGTAAAGTCTAGCACCAACTATATTACCAAAGGCAGCAGTAAAACCTTTTAACTGTGCAACAGTAGCAAGATGTGGATTGCTCATCCACAATGGTCTATTAACTGCATTTGGTGACATAATAAATTCATCTACAGTTTTAGACATAACCTTTCTAATTAATTCAGGATCACCTTGCCCCTCATATAAACCATCTGCCCATCCTTGCGCAACTTCTGTCATAGGGTTAACAATACCCTGTGCAGTGAGACGCTTACGTGCATCTACAAACTCTCTAGTTTTAGGTATTCCTGCGTCTGTATACCTGCGAACAGTACGTAGGTCATCTCTCATCTGAAGACGAGCAGCTTGAAATGCCATGTCCCTACTAATCTGTGTGAGTGTAGTAAGAAGTGTTGCTCTAAAGAAAGCATTACCCACTTTTCTTGAAACAGTTACACCAGCTAAGTCACCAAATCTATCTGCAAGTGTACCATCAAGCCCCTGAACAATACCTCTAAATACTTTCTCAGATTCTGTTCTGGGTAATTTAGGAAACACTGTTCTAAGACCAGAAGCTAAACCATTGTATGCTGCATTCAATCCACCAAATAATGCATACTTGGGATTTATTCTTGATAGAATAATAAGAGGTTCTGACAGAGCAGTTAGACCAACAAGAGGAAGTGTATAAATATATCCTGCAGTTAACGCCCACTTCTGAATTGCTTGCACTCTCTTATCTTTAAGAGGCTTGTACTTACCCTGTATTGCATCAAAGATATCTACAATACGATCAACCTCTGGCTGAGTTATATTATTTTCCTTTGCCAGTTCAGGTACATTTTCTTGTATGCTTCTTTTAAGTTTCTCACTTTGTATTTTTTTGTTTGCGTCTAACATATAACGATAGAGAATACCTTCTACATTCGTCTCAATTAAACCCTCATCGTATAATCTATTTCTCACACGTTCAGGAAGCTGTCGTGCTTGTTCAAAAGATTGTGTTGCTGCGCTTGCTCTGCTGTCAGGACTACGATACTGATCTATATTTAATTTAATATCATTGGGATTGTACATCCCTTCATTGCTTTCGATATTCTCTGCAACAGAAGCAGCAGCTTGGCGTGTCATTCCCTCCTCTTGTAGAATACGCATCATCTTTCTACGTGCTAACGGTCCTGTCTTGAACATGACAGGAAGATAACCAGCAACGTAAGGAATGTCTACACCAGCATCGACAAGTTCTTTATACTTACCTGTAGCTTCTGGTTGAAATAAAACTTCTCCCTCTAGTGGTTTAAATTTACGTAACACTTCTTTTTTAATTAATGCTTCTTCATTAGGAGATTGTGCTACTCGTTGTTCTATTTCCTGTCTAATATTATTTGCTTGATTTTTAATGATATCAAATAGTCTAGGGTTAACATAGAACCTACCTGTATTTGGATTTATTCTACCAAGAGTTTGAGACTGTTCTTGTGTCATGTCAGGATTATCTATCAGTTCCTGAAGCATAGACCTTTCAACCTTAATTGTTTGTAGCGGCTTACCTGTTTCAGGATCAGTTTCAATATTACCTAGATAATTTCTAAGATTACGTGCTGCTCTCATAATGTCAGGATCAGGATCAGAGTCTACCTTGTTCTGAAGAACATCAGAAAGACGCTTCATCTTCTCTGCTTTTATTGCCTTTTGAAAAGGAAGTTTAACTGCTCGTTTTAAAGGTTCAAATAGCTCTACCAAACCATTAATAGACTCACCAGTCTCAGGGTCTTGAAATGTTTCAGTAGCATCTTTGCCTACAGCGGCACTTAAATTATCATAGAAAGAATTTAAGTCATTAACTAGAGTAGCGCCACGTTCTCCACCTGTTTCAAACAAACCACGGAGAGGAGATATGGAAGATTTAAGAACACCACTGAATAAACGAGAACTGTCCATTCGTTTACCCTGCTTTAAATTACCAACAAAACCTTCTACTTTAGCAATATCCGTCTCTTCATTCTGTATAGCTTCATCTAGTTTAGCTATCTTTCTCCTCTCGTCTAATTCCTTTTCTGCTAATGATTGTTTCATTCTACCAGAGACAAAACCTGAACCTGCTCCTAATGTTTTACCAGTTACTGCACCTAATGCAGCAGCATCTATAAGACGTTTTTTTGCTATTTCAGCGTCATATGGCATAATACCTTTGTCTGCGGCAATACCTGCTGCTGCCATTTGTGTAAACTCTTGTGCACCTTCCGTTACACCTTCAACAACAAAACCTTTTCCTCCACCTTTTGCAATGTCTGCTGTAACTCGACCAGCATTTTCAACAATTGTTTTTGCTGCACTAGAACCAAACTCTGTAGATAACTCTTCTAATATAGCTTTCTTACTAAACTGTTTGATAAGACCAGTAAGAATAACACCAGCACCTATCCTATCTAACAGTCCTGAAATAGTACCTCCTACCACAGCAGCAGTAGTAGCAGACGCTTCATCTGCTCCTATTTTTTTACTTTCGTTATATATAGGTTTAGCAGCTAATAGGTTACCTACAAGAAGAGGTAAACCTATAGCTACTGTTCCTGTAAGAACAGCAGGTGCACCAGCAACAGAAAGAGGAATTGCAGCTAAACCTGCAGCTACTGGTAAGCCAGCTGAACCAAGACCATCAGCTACCATATCTTTAAGAAGTAGACCACCACGTTCTAATGCTGCACCTACGTCACCATCAGAACCATATGCTTTTTCAACTTCATCTAACCCTTGAGTAAATGAACTTGTTCTTCTTGGTGCACCATACTGTTTAATATCTATTTCTTGCTCTAGTACATTACCAACTGCCCACTTTTCTAAATCCTCTAACCCTAATTTTTGAGCATAAAGTGCTATACTTTCAGCCATAGTTTTTTGAGATTCATTAAAAGAACGACCTACTCTAGATGTAAAAGAATCACCATCATAAAGAGTAAAAGTTGATGGGCTAGTTACTGTTTCAACAGAAGGTTGTTGAGATAAATCAATATCTTTAAATGGATCAAGATATGCAGAATAGCTATCTTGATTACCACCTTGTAGCAACCTTAAAGTTTCTTCATTTATTCTCTGTGCTTCTGACATAGATTATTTACTTAGGTTTAGGTGGTAATTGTTCAGCTAAAGCATTATAAAATACGCCTAAATTACCTCTATCTTTTGATGTTTGATGTGCATTATACACACTTATAAATACTGAAGTAGGTAGCTTTTTCATTTCCTCTATAGCCGTCACACCTACGTATCCCTTTTTCTCTAGGTCCTTCTTCATTGAATCACTAAAATAGTTAAATACAGCTTCTTTATTACTAAAGAAACTATCTTGTTCATCTTTAGCAGCTTTAATATCGTCTTTACCTAATTTATATCTAGTTGCTAAAGCAGTTTGTGCCTCTAAGATAAACCGTTGTTCATCAAGAAGTTGCTTTCTTGCTCTAATTTGATTTAATATAGCATCAGATTTTCCTTCATCTATATATCTAGCTTCTATAATATTTAATCTTTTAAGTTCATTGTCTAACTGTGTTGATTTAAGGTCTAAATCTCTTGATTTGTAATACATATCAGCTTGAGTTTTAGTAAGACCTAACTTATCTTGTAGTTCTCTTCGATCTAGTTGAGATGCATTCAGAGCAAGTGCACGTTGCTTATCGTTTAACTTAGACAAGTTACTAACTAATTGAGATTCTTTTGCTCCCTTTCCTACAGCTTCAAGTAAAGTCTGTCCACCGGGTTGTGCAAGAATACTAAATCCAAAGTTAGCCAACTGCATCCACTTATCTTGGTCAATATCTTTTCTTAACTTAGTTAAGTCTTCTCTTTCCTTTTTAGTAATATCTGATAGCTGTCCTGTAAGATCAGTTATTTGCTGCTGATAAGGATTGACAATGGATAGACCAGAGGCAAAAGATTTTGCAGCAGGATTATTTATATTAACATTGTTATCAGCAGCAATTGCGCTTACATCTTCGTCCATATCCGTATTGGCAGATTCTGGTAATCCTGGACCTATATCAATAACAGGTTTAGGTGTATCTGCAGGAGGTGTATCTGCAGGAGGTGTAGCTGCAGGAGGTGTATCTGCAGGAGGTGTAGCTGCAGGAGGTGTAGCTGCAGGAGGTGTATCTGCAGGTGCAGGTTTAGGTGTAGCTGTAGCTGCAGGTGCATTAGATGTAGCAGATGCAACTGCAGAAGTTGGAATTTGACTAATCGGTACACCAACACCATATCTGGGATTTAAAGGAGCAACAACAGAACTTGAATTTTGTTCAGCTAATCTTGCCATTATTTTTCTTCTCTCTTCTAAAGTATCCTTACGTAATTGTTCAATAGAAGAAACATCTACTGCAGTTCTCCTTAACTGACTCGCTCTATCTCGCTCACGTTCTATTTCTAACCTATCATCTGAAGGAAGGCTAGATTCTTCAGCAGCAGCAGGGAAATTATTTAAACCTCTATTATATATTTGTTCAGGAGTAAGTAGTCCTGTTAATTCATTTGCTCTAATTTTATTTTCATTTCGTGGTATTGTTCCAAAAATACCAGTTCGAGAACGTCTATTTGCTGCATCTACTGCGTCTCTTCTGCGCCGTCGCTCTGCTTCTACTAAAGCAGGAGAAAAATTAGGATCGCCTGCCGCTCTATTTAATTCTTGTGTAGACATTTTAGACAACATATCTATCTGTGTTGAACCGCTACCTGTTGGTGGACCACCATTAGAAAGAGAAATAAGACCACCTTCTTTAAAAGCATTAAACGCTTTACCAACACCTGCGGCTGCAAAACCTAAACCTGCTGCCTGTTGCAAGAATGAAGGAGCAGGTGTAGTAGTCTGTGAACGCGTCACAGTAGATGCAGGAATAGGTGCAGCATAACCACGAATGATTGACTGATAATCCTGTAGTGTACGCTCTGGGAATGTACGAGCAATCTCGTATTCTTGTTGTGCAATGTCCAATGCCTGTTGCTGTTGCTGTTGTCTTTGTGCACCAATAGCTTCAAGTGCAGACAACTCACGGAATGCCTGTCCCGGTGCTACTTGTCCTAGTGTAGCAAACTGTGCACCTGCAAGACGTTCACGTTCACGCTGCTGTTGTAGGCGTGCCTGTGCATCTTCATATGCTGAAGCTAAACCACGTGCTTGAATGTCACCTAGTTGCTGTTGTAAATTACGCGCTTGCTCTGCCTCAAGAATTGCCTGACGAGAACCACCAAATCCACCAGCACCTACAGCCTGTGCACCTAACTGTTGACGCTCTACGTCTGCTGCTCTACGTGCTTCACGTTGTTGTATATCTACTACATTCTGTAGATAAGGATTCATAAACTGTGATACTTGTGGTGCAGTAGGAGCAAATGCACTAGCTGCTGTAAGTCTAGCAGCAGGATCAAAGTATTGCTGTCCTTGACCTACAAGACCTTTGATACTTTCAAATGCTTGCGTCTGCTCAGGAGCAAACTCTGCAATACGTGGACCTGAGAATGGAACATAACCTTCTACTTCTCTACGCTCTTGAATTGCGCGTGCTTTTTCAAGAGCATCAGTAACGAATGGTTTTAGTTCATCAGGAATAGTTTGTTGTTGAGTAACAGTCTGTGTAGCAGGAGGAGGAGGTGGAGGAGAACCACCACCACCAAACTGAATTAGATTGGTATGTGGGTTGATTGTACCTGATCCACCCATAGCACGCAGAACTGCCATCTCTTCCACGTTGACATGTGCAAGTTCAGTATCTCCATCAATACCTTTGCCTGACAGGTCTTCATAGAGACAGTTATACAGTTCAATCTTTTCTGCTACTGAAAGATCATTGATCAACTTGTTTGCTTCCATTACTCAATTTCCTTTACAATCGTAGTATAATACTTTTTAAAGTTAAACTTCTTAGTGTACTTTAGCCAGCCATCCCTGACATAACACTCAAGTCTTACTGCTCCTTGCTCTTTACCCCACTGCAATAGCGGAGAATTATCGTCCATTGTGTACTCGTACCACTTGCTTATTGTATGTGGCTTAGTTCCTACCAGTGGTAAAGACAATGCTTTACATTTTGGATATTGTATCAACTGTGTGATACATGCTCCTAGTATTCCTTCTTCTTCACTTGCCAAAACCCATAGCTGCATTTGATTGTGGAGAAGAGAAAGGTAAACATCATCTATGTCTCTTTCATTCATGCTCCTGTCTACAGGTTTTTTAATAAAGTGTTTTACATAAGGCCAAGTAACTTCTACACAGTTTTGTTCAATTCTTATTAGTTTCATTTTTTATTATTATTGTTCTTGTTAATTACCAACTCCTTGATCGTCCCAATATCTTCTTTGACTCTCTGCAAATCTCCTGTCTTCTGCTTCCTGTATTTGATCTGCAGTAGGTGCATTAGCTGCTGCTGCATCTTGATCTGCAAATCTTTTCTCCATTATTTCAAGTCTACGTAGTGTATCTCTCGCAGTAAGTTCGTCATCAAAATTAGTCCTAGATAATTCAGTTACATCTATTTGTGGACCGGGAGAAGTATAGCCAGTACTGCCATATGGAGACAGTGGAATACTTGCAAGTCCTGTATAAGGTGATGTAGGTGTAGGTGTAAGTGGTGAAGTAATTCCACCACCTTTATTACTTTGTATAGGTGTAGGTAATGGTTGTGCTACTATTGGATCAGAAGCAAATGTAGGAGAAGGAATAGCAGCAGTACCACCACCTTTATTAGATGTACTTGGAAAACCTATTGGTCCTGTTGGTGGTACTGGAAGTGTAGACATACCTGCACCACGATTTATTAACTGTGGTTTAGATGGTATTGTTGCTGGTGTTGTTGCTGGTGTTGTTGGTGGTACTGGAAGTGTAGACATGCCTGCACCACGATTTACCAACTGTGGAGTAGCTGGTGTTGTAGCTGGTGTTGTAGGTGTTGTAGTTACACCTCTTGCTCCTCCCATTAAACTAATCCTCTCAAACCTTGTTGTGCATTAAGCTGTCTTTGTTGTTTTTGTGTTCCAAATGAATCTTGACGTATACCTTTAATAAAATTATCTAACTGTTCTGATCCTGCATTAGAAGAACCATTACCAAGCATTGCTACCACATCTGCA